AACAAATTAGATAACTTTACTAATTTTTCAAGATTTGGTTCTCGTTTACCTTTTTCGTAACTACAATAAGCTCCTTCTGTTATTCCTAAAGCTTTCGCGACTTCTTTCTGGGTAAGTTTACATTCTTTCCTTGTAATCCTTAACCGTTCAGCAAATGTCATTTCGTCACCTCCTGCTTAAAGAATATCATTAAAATTAGATTTTATATATTTAGCTTTTGCCAAATCTATCGTTTGTAATATGTATACCTGACCTTGTTGATTTAAAGAACGAAAATCACTTAATAAATTCTGCTCAGTAGGGTTTAAATCATTTACATCGCATTTGGTATCTTTTCCGAAAATGAGATTGTCTGTAGTTATATTTAATGCTTTTGCAATTCTTATCATTATATTAACCGATGGCTCTTTTGTTTCTTTTGTAATAATCTTATAAAGAGTTCTATAGGGAACATCTGCTAATTCTGATAATTGTTTAATGCTAATTTTTCGTTCATCAATGAAATTTTTTAGTCTATCTATCATTTCATCGTATTCATACATCTCCATACCTCCTTTAATTGAGATATTTATGCAATATGTGTTATCACTTAATCAGAGGATTGTATACCTTTATAAATCTTCTATTAGGTGTTAGATAGAACCAGTATCTAGCACCTTTTTATGTACTCATTAAATTGTCTATACACTTGTCTTTCAAGAGGGTGTCTGTTAAACACATTTCTCTCATTAAGTTCTGTCAACCTTTTATATCTTATTTCTGCTGATAGCATAGATACATTACATATTCTAGCTATATCCTCAGCGGATTTAATGCCTAAGCTATGTAGAACTGTAGCCGGCATAAGAATATCCCTTGCAAACACATTAGCCTGCTGTTCTTTTACATCTAATACATCATATTCGGTGTTTCTATGTAAAGTCTCTCCGTTAGCCAAATGTCCTAGTAAAATGTGTCCTATTTCATGTGCCAGTGTAAATCTAGCTCTATATATTGGTTTTTGGTCATTGTAATAAATGATTGGCTTACCGTCTATTAATCTACTAAAGCCATCCTCGTTAGGTAAGCTATGTCTATTAATATAATCACTTTCAGAATACCGTATAAGATATATCCCATAATGATTAATTATCTTTGCTAAATTTACAGAAAACTCTCTAATGTCACACTCAATCAAAACTTTCCAAGCTAAATTTCTCGCTATTTTGTAATCGTAATATTCCATATATTTCTCCTCTATAATTAATTTTCAAATTAATTATAAAAAAGAAAAATGTATATTACATTAGTGGACTATTTCCAAAAATGGAAAAAAATAACTATAAATCTGTAGGGGGGTTATAGTTTTCTAAATCCTTGCGAACTGCATCATCATCAGAAACAATTTCAAGCTCAGAGTTGCCTCTAGCAGCTACTAAAGTTATCTTTTCTTTATTAGAAGATTTTTTTAACTCACTTGAATATTTATCTTTTACTATATCTATTGTTTGCAATATGTATTCTTGCCATTGTGTATTCAATGAACGAAAATCACTTAATAATTTCTGTTCAATAGAGTTTAACTCCATATTATCAGTAAATCCCATAAGTTCTGCTGGAGTAGTTTTCAAAACCTCTGCTAGTGGCTCTAATATAGGAATTGGCATTTTTTCAATATCTCCATTTTCATACCTATATAAAGTAGCTCTCGATTTTCCAATTTTGTCGGCAACATAATCAGCACTAAGATTTAATTTAATTCTTCTTTCTTTTATGATTTTGCCTATGTTCAACTTATCACCTCCAAATACATAATAACATATATTTGCAAAAATGCAACACTTTTTTTTGAAAATAGTATAAAAATCTCAAAAATGCGAAAAAAGTTATTGACTTATTTAAAAGCAAGTGCTATTATATATTTGTATCATAAATGCGACGAGGAGGTGCTAATATGACAAATATGAATCTACTTAAAAGTAAAATTGTTGAAAATGGACTTAGTGTAGAAAAAATTGTTGAAAGTATAGGAATTAATAAAAGTACTTTTTACAGAAAACTAGCCAATAAAGGAGAAAATTTTACAGTAGAAGAAGTTTATAAAATAGCTTCTACTTTAAATTTATCTGCAAGGGAAGTTAACTCTATTTTTTTTAATATCAATGTCGCATAAATGCGATATTATAATTTCAAAAGACGAAATTGTTTAGGAGGCGATAGTTTGGCAGAAAAAAAGAGAGATTACAAAAAAGAATATCGTGAGTATGGTGGTAAGCCTGAACATATCAAAGAAAGGTCTGAAAGAAACAAAGCTAGGCGAATGATGGGGCTAAAAGTAGGTGACCCCAGAGAGGTAGACCATATTAAACCTTTAAGTAAAGGTGGGAGTAACTCTAAACGAAATTTAAGAATTGTATCACGAAAAACTAATAGAAGAAAGGGTGCTAAGTATAATGCTGGCGGTGGTAAATACAAAGGTGGTAAACGCATTAAGTAGTTGCAAGAAAACTTTGCTGAATAGGTTGCAGAGGCAATGAATTTCAAAATAATTTCATAATTAACTTGAGGGGAGGTGGTTTTATGAAAAAACAAAATACTAAGACAGCATTGAATTATAAATCTGCAAAGGAAATGCGTGTTTATATTGCTGAAAAATACGGAATTAATTCAACAGAGGAATTAAAAAACGCTGTTAATAAAAGTAGACTTGCCGATTTTATAAGTTGTTTTACTTAAGGAAGGAGGACTAAATTTGGAAATGTTATTAATTGTAGCTATGTTTTTCTTGGCTGCGTGTTTGGTCTATTAAGCTAAAAAGGAGTGAAAAATAATGATTAAAGGTTTATGTGAAAAAGCTGTATGGTTCGTTTGGGATTTATTTTTAAAAGTAAAAGAGTATTTTGTAGGACAAGAAGTAATAACGCTTAGTAAAGAAAAGCGTTATCGAACAATGGAAAGGTGCGTCAGATGGTAGAAATAGAAAAGTCCTCTGTTGCAGCAGAGGACTCTATATAAACACGTTTGGAAATATGTTTATAGCTAAATTATAGAACATAGAAAGGAAAAAGTCAAATGGTTATTAATTGTGAAAATGTATTATGTATTTTTAATGCAGAAGAAAATTGTATTAAAGATTGTGTAAATTTAAACAATGAAGCTTGTTGTGGCAACAGTATTGTCATTACAGAAACAGAGAAAAACAGGCTAAAAGATTATTACTGTAATTGCATTGTTAATAAGGTAAATGAAGAAACAACAAAGTTGCAAGCACGAAATGAAGAACTTCAAAAAGAGGCTGACAACAAAGAAAAAGTTCTTGCTGATTTAAAGCAGAAACAGGTTGAGCATAAAACAGCAAATGACATATTGTCAGATGCAAGAGAAAAGGCTCGTACATACAGTTATGGTAAAGGCAAGAATTTAGGAGATTCTTACAGCAATACAGAGCTTGAGGATTTATATGTAGGACAAGGTCTGAGCATTAAATCTGTTTCTGAAATCACTGGCATTGCAAAGACAACACTTTATAATAGGTTAAAATCGGCAGGTCTTATAGATAAGAAGAAAGCTAAACTGGAGGGGTTTTAATGATTAAAGCGAAATTCGACTTACAGAGAACTACAAAAGGTACTTATGTATATACAGAAACAGGTGGAACTGATGCAATTAGAACACTATACATAAGAAAGACGGCAATGCCTAAACAGGTGAAGAAAATAATTGTTGAGATTAAGGAGGACGAGGAATAATGGCGACATTGTATGAATTAACAGGGGATTTGGCAGCTTTACAAGATATGATAGACGACCCAGACTGTCCTGTATCTACAGAATGCTTGAAAGACACTTTTGAAAGTTTAGATTTGGAGTTTAAGGAAAAAATTAACGGGTACGGAAAGCTTGCCAAGAACACAAAGGCTTGTATAGATGCTATTGCTAACGAGCAAAGGAGATTGGCAAAAAAGAAAAAGTCGCTTGAAAATAAATTAGACAACTTAAAAGAGGCTGTCGCTGGAGCCATGTTAGCCACAGGCAGAGAAAAGATGAAAACAGAATTATTTTCTCTCTATGGTTTAAAGGTTGATAAATTAGTAGTAGGGGCTAGTGACCAAATTCCTGATGAATATAAAAAAGAAAGCATTTCTTTAGTTGCTGACAAGGATAAAATCAGACAGGCTTTAGACGATGGAGAAGTTTTAGGGTTTGCCAGATATTCGGCATCTGTAACAATAAGGTAATTTATGTCACGATATGTCATGTAGCCTATGCTACTATATTTCAGAAAGGAGTTTTTAATGTGGGAACACCTGTATTGATAATGGGTAAAAGTGGCTCCGGAAAGAGTACAAGCCTTAGAAATTTTGGCGAAAATGAAATACTCTTAATTAATGTAAGTCGAAAGCCGTTACCCTTTAGAAAAAGATTTAATACAGCTATAAACACGGACAAATATAGCGAAATTGCCAGAGCAATGACAAAATTAAATTGTGAAAATCCTAAGGTCAAAACGGTTGTAATAGATGACGCAGGATATTTAATAACAAATATGTTTATGCGTGGACATTCTGCAAAGGGTACGGGAAATGCTATATTTGGTTTTTATAACGACATCGCCGACAGGTTCTGGAGGATGATTGATTACATTTATACACTTCCACAAGATGTTATTGTGTATATCCTTATGCACGAAGAATGCAACGATATGGGAGAGTATAAGCCAAAGACAATAGGGAAGATACTTGATGAAAAGGTGTGTCTTGAGGGTATGTTTACAATCGTGTTGAGATGTATAACCCAAGACGGGAAGCATTACTTTAAAACCAAAACAGACGGAACAGATGTGTCAAAAAGCCCACCGGATATGTTTAGCAGTGAACTTATTGACAATGATTTGAAAGCTGTTGACACAGCTATAAGAGAATATTATGAATTAGGAGGAATTTTAAAATGAAGAAACCAAACAATTATGATGAATACCAGTTAGGTGGAGGTAAAAGACTTCCTGCTGGAGGATATATTTGCAAGATTATGCAGGTAGAAGAAACAAAATCCAAAGCCGGTAAAGAAATGGTAACAATTTCTTTAGATATTGCAGAGGGTGAATACAAAGGTCTTTATACAGAAAAATATAAGAACAACACCAATGCAAACAAAAAGTGGGGCTGTATAGTTTATGCCCTTACAGAAGGCGAATACATAAATACATTCTTAGGTTTTTGCAAAAGTGTTGAAGCAAGCAATGGCGTAGGAATAAACTGGGGCGATAACTTTGGAGCTCAGTTTAAAGGCAAGACAGTAGGTGCTGTATTTGGTGAAGAAGAATTTCAGGGCAATAATGGGGTTGCTACTGCTGTGAAAGTAAGATTTTTCTTACCTGCAGCAGATATAATAAGCGATAACTTTACTGTACCTGAGAAGAAATGTTTACAACCACAGCCTGCGAATGATACTAACGGATTCTTCCCGGCTACTGATGTAGACGATGATGACTTGCCATTTTAAGGTTGTGATTAAGTGAATTTACATAGCGTAGTTAATTATTTTAGCAACCCCAAAAGGCTAAGTTCAAGCTCGTATCAGGTATCTTGCCCTTGTCACAATGATAAAGAAAACTCACTTACAATAAGTGAAAAGGGCGACAAGATACTTATGCACTGCCACGCAGGCTGTGACACAAGAGATATTGTTTCTGCCGTTGGTTTAACAATGGCAGACTTAAATAACGGTGTACAAGTAGAAACTAGCAACTGGAAGTCAAAACTGGAAAAGCATTTAGGCAAGCTAGAAGCTATTTATAATTATGGAGACTACTTAAAGTTGCGTTTCGAAGGTAAAAAAATGCTCTATGGAACACTCCAAAATGGTGAATTTGTAAAGGGTATTGATGGTATACCTCGTACCCTTTACAACCTAGATGCAGTTAAAAAGGCTATAAAGAATGGCTATCCCGTCTATATTGTAGAGGGAGAAAAAGATGTTGATACCCTAAAAAACCTTGGATACACAGCAACAACTGCCGGTGGAGCAAGTGACTGGCGAAAAGAATACGCAAGTTACTTTAGAGGTGCAAGGGTTGTTATACTTCCAGATAATGACGATGCAGGGCGAAACTTGTGTAAAATAATAAAAAAAGATTTAAGAAATGTTGCTTCTGCCATTAAGGTAGTAACAACTTCAAATGAGCCAAAAGGCGATGTGACAGACTACTTTAATGAAGGTAATTCAGTAGATGATTTTAAAGGATTATTAAAATCACTACCCTATGAATGGGCAGACTGGCTTATAGTAAATAAAGAAGTTCCGGTAAAAGTAAATGCTGACAAATTGGCAAGGGCAATAACAGAAAATTTAAGTTATGTAATGCTTAAAAGACAAGGTTATGATATTGCTGATTTCTATGTATATGATAATGGCGTTTATAAGAAGTGTAGTAAGCAGGAATTTAAGAGCTACATAAAAAGTTATATTCCTATAGGCTTAGCAAGTGACACTATTCTTAATAATATTTATAATCTTGTAGGTTGTAGTGGAGAAAATGTTTATGAGTTTGATTATGCTGACAGTAATGAAAGTGTTATAAATTTACAAAATGGTCTTTTAGACCTAAAGAAAGGCGAGCTTGTACAACATAGTGCTGATTGTATAAGTACAATACAGCTTAACTGTAAATATGACAAAAACGCACAAGCACCTGTTTTTATGAAGTTTGTTAAGAAGCTATGCTCTGATAAAAGTGGAGTTGTAGATAATGAAAAACTTATGTTGTTGCAAGAATGGACAGGCTTGTTGCTTTCAAATATAACAATAAATAGGGTTAAAAAGTGCCTTGTGTTGTATTCGGCATTAGGCAATACAGGTAAAAGTGTTTTTCTGAACCTTATTTGTAGGATATTAGGTGGAGAACATACCATAAATATACCTATTCAAAATATGTCTGATAGGTTTGCACTGTCGGATTTGTATGGCAAAAGGCTTGACGTAGTAGGTGACCAACAAGCTGATGCAATAGAAAACAGTAGTGGTTTTAAACAGCTTACTGGTGGCGATAGAGTAAAGGTAGAGTTTAAAGGAAAACAATCCTTTGATTGGGTTTTCCGAGGAGGTATACTTGTTTCCTGCAATGACCTGCCATACTTCGCTGATGACAAGGGTGGCCATATTTTCGAAAGAATGACAATACTCCCCTGTGATAGTCCAGTTGCTGTTGAAGAACGAGACGGTGGACTTATTGACAAGATAATTAAAGAAGTTGACGGTGTTTTCCTCTGGGCTTTAGATGGCTTAATTAGACTTAATAAAAATAGATATAAATTCACAGATTGTCTGGCAAGCAAGGCGATATTGAATGAATATCGTGCAAACCTTGACACCGTTTATAGATTTTTAGACGAATGTTTTGAAATTACTGATGAAAAAGCAGACAGAATAAAGAAAACCGACTTTGAAGCACAGTATCAGAAATGGTGCGTTGTTAATGATTTTAAGGCTTTAAATAAAAGAAATATTAAAGAGCGTGCAGAGAAGAACGGTATAGGCTGTGTGAAATACTATGGAATATATTGTTATACAGGCTTAAAGGAAAAGGAAAAAGAAATTGAATTTTTTGAAATGCCTGAAAGTGAAGCTAAAGACGAACAGCTTCCTATTGAGTTTACAGAAAATTCATAAGGGCAAAAATAGCCCTGCTAAGGGAATGTTAAGGGCATAAAAAGGGCGTAAAAAATCCAGTAATTACTAGGGTAAGGGCAAAAATGGCAATATATTTTAAATATAAATATATTAAAATAATAAAATATATATAAATAGAAAATATACCCCTTTTGCCCTTAATAATGAAAAATAGCCTTGTAATGTCAGTAATTACTGGTGTTTTAGAGTTTATGTATTTTGCCCTTAAATTTGCCCTTATTTGCCCTTAAAGAAAATGAGGTGAAATAATGTTAAAAAGTAATAAAGCAAACGGTAACGAATTAGAGCGAATATTTGCAGAGGCTTTGTCTGTTAAAGGTCGTTGGGTACACAGGGTGCAGGACAACGCTAACGGACAGCCTTTTGATATTATATCTATAAGGAATAATATCGCATTTGTTTACGATTGTAAAGACTGTAAAAATGATATTTTTGTTTTTAATAGAATAGAAGATAATCAAAGACTTGCTTTTAATAGTTTTTTGTATTGTGGGAATATAGGTTGCTATATTGCTGTAAGGTTTAAGTCAGCAAGTGATAAGGTTTATTTGTTGCGTTATGAGTTTATAAAAGAATGGGAAGCACAAGGCAAGAAACAGATAAGTTACAAGGAGGTAGAGAATGGACACATATGTGACTATGTCGAATGTGGTCAGTATACAAAATCCTCCCGATAGCCTTTTAAATTATTGTAAAGATAATTTAAGGGTGAATAACCCTGATTACCTTGCAAGGGTAAGAATGGGATTGTGGGCAGGAGATACATCTCCAGTAATGTATTTATACAAGTACCACAAAAGCAAAAGTTTATTGCAAATTCCAATAGGCTTATATGATGAGGTAAGGGGATTTTTAGACCCTAGACACTTAAAGTATCTTGTAGATTTAAGCGATATGGAAAAAGCAGATATAAACGCAAAAATACCACTTTATGATTACCAAGAAAAGGCTGTAAATGAGATGATAAAAGCTAGATACGGTATTCTACAAAGTAAGGCAGGTAGTGGTAAAACACAAATGGGTATTGCTCTAGCTTGTAGATTAGGGTATAGGACCTTGTGGCTTACACATACGCAAGACCTTTTAAAACAAAGCTACAACAGAGCCTTGCAGTACCTTTCTAAAGAAAAGCTAGGAAAGATTACAGAAGGTAAGGTAGAGTTAGGAGAAATTACTTTTGCTACTGTACAGACAATGTGTAAGCTCAATTTGCATAATTACAAATACTGCTTTAATACCGTTATTGTGGACGAATGCCACAGGGTATCCGGCACGCCAGCTAAAAGCACACAGTTTAGCAAGGTTCTTACATCTTTAGCTGCAAGACATAAGTATGGACTTAGTGCCACATTGCATAGAGCAGACGGACTAGAAAGGTGTATGTATGCACAGCTAGGTAATGTGGCTTACAAAGTGCCTGACACAGCTGTAAGTGATAAAGTAATGACCGTTAAGGTGAAAAAGGTTGATACTGGAATAACATATGATGATATTAAGGGCTGTTATGACACAGACGGTACTTTAATATACAGTAAATTCCTAACATCGTTAGGAGAGTGCCAAAAACGCAATGAGGTTATCAGAAACATTGTTGAAAAATTAAATGACAGGCAAGCGCTTATATTAAGTGATAGAGTAGGACATTTAAGGCTTTTAAAGGATATGTTAAACGGTGCAGAACTTCTTGTAGGCAGTACAAATGCAAAGGAAAGAGAGCAGATTATAAACAATGCAAAAGCCGGAAAGGTAAAAGTGATTTTAAGCACTTTTGCCCTAGCTAAAGAGGGTTTGGATATACCTTGCCTTACTGATTTGATTATGGCTACTCCCGTCAAAGACTTTGCCATTGTGGTACAAGCAGTTGGTAGAGTTGCTAGGGTGGCTAAAGATAAGCCACAGCCGGTTGTCTATGACCTTGTAGACGATATAAACAAATGCCACAAAATGTTTTTGCAAAGGGTAAGACATTATAAAAGAAGTGGGTGTGTTATATGCCAGTAGAGGTTGTTGCCGTCTGGATGCCTTGTAAGGATTTTTTCTATAGCTTTGTGGTTGTTACCACAGGTAACAAAGTACTTATGGAAAGGGAAAAAGAGTACCCTAATTTAAAAGAGTTTATGGAGTACCTTATAAGAGTTTTTAATAAAAACAAACGCTTTGATTGGGAAAAGATACTGATTTGTAAAGAGGGTTGTTTTGTACATATGTTAGGAAAGGACTTGAAGAATGACAAGAGGTATAGAAGTTATAATTAACAGCATAGCCAAACACTACGACTTTAAAAACAGGAGTATATTGTTAATTGAAGAAATGTCAGAATTGACAAAAGCCATTACAAAATATGTTAGAGTTGAAGCCGGCGGGAAAGATATGTCTGTAAAGATTAATAAAGCAAAGGCAAGAATAATATTAATGAAAAGAGGTTTTGAGATTGAAAAAAGATAGACATTGGAGATTGGTTAAACGATGTTTGGGAGTGTAAGGAGGAATAGCTGTGGAAAATAACAATATAGACCACCCATCGCACTATTGTAATGGTATGGAGTGCATAGATGAGATGCTAACGGTGTTTGGCAGAGAAGCTGTAAAACACTTCTGTTTACTGAATGTTTGGAAGTACAGAAAAAGAGCTTTATACAAGAATGGCGAAGAAGACTTGAAAAAAGCTGACTGGTACATGAAGAAGTTGGTTGAGTTAGAGGGTGATGAAAATGAAAGTTGATTGCGGATATACTGAAAACTATCTTAAAGAGCAGAATAGGATGACAGGGAATTGTGAGATAGATTGTAAAGATTGCCCGATTAGTGATAACAACAACAAGACCAACTTGCCATGTGGAGAGTTTGAAAGAACGTATCCTGACGAAGCGATAAAAATCGTACAAAAATGGTCTGACGAACATCAGGTGGAAACTAGATTGGAACACTTTAAAAAAATGTTTCCAAACGCTCCAATATGGAAAGGACGCCCTTTTCTTTGTGTTAGGAATTTGAATAAGAAAGTTTCGTGTGAAAATGATTGTGAAAAATGCTGGAATGAGCCTTATACGGAAGGGGAGTTTTGAGTTGTGAACCTGTCGGGATTTCCGACAAGTAAAAAAGGAAAAAGCCCTCCGGCAAGCCGAAGAGCAACCAAGATGAATACACAAAACATTATAAGTGGGTTGCTTAGGTTTGTCAAGGAGGGCTAAGATGGATAATGAAGCTAAAGTTTATTTACAAAAAGTAGAAAAAATGGATTTGTGTATAGACCAAAAAATACTCCAGTTAGAGGATTTAAAATCTATTAGGTTTAATGTACAAGCAATAGACTATGAAAAAGAAAGAGTTATGTGTAGTGTAGCTAATAATGGTTTTAAAAAATCTGATAGATATATTGATTTAGATAAAGAGATAAACAAAGAAATAGATGATTTTTGTGATTTAAAGCAAGTTATCATAAATCAGATACAACAGCTAGATAACACAACATACATTGATATACTACATAAGAAATATATTGAGTATAAGAAATATCCTAATTTTGAAACAATAGCAGTTGAATACAAAAAAAGCTATAGACACATTACTAGGCTACACGAAAAAGCTCTTGAAGCTTTTAGAAAAAAATTTTTAAAAATGTCCTAAAATGTCCTTGTAATGTCCTATTATACTGTAGTATAATGCTAGTATGAAAATTTAAACATTGTATTATGTAAAGGGAACAGTCTATAAAGGTGTTCTCTTTTTTTGTTTTTAGAAAGATAGTAGGTGGTGGTTAAGTTGTGGCAAAAGGTAAATATGCGAAGTGGTTAGAACCAGAAGGGCTATTGCTTCTTGAAGGTTGGGCGAGAGATGGCTTAACAGATGAACAAATTGCTCACAATATGGGAATATCAAGAAAAACTCTTGCAGAATGGAAGAAGAAGTATGGTGACATAAGTGACACCCTAAAAAAGGGAAAAGATGTAGTAGATATTCAGGTTGAAAATGCTTTGTTAAAAAGGGCTTTAGGTTATGTATGCAAAGAACAGAAAGTGTCAAAAGACGGGGAAATAATAGAACTTGAAAAGGAAATACCTCCCGACACAACGGCACAGATATTTTGGCTTAAAAATAGGAAACCTGATAAATGGAGAGATAAGGTTGAAAATGTCAATACTACTGACGATGACAAGGTTATAAATATTAATATATGCAGTACAAAAGGCAAGACTATTTAAGCCTTGCCTTTTATTACTGAATTATCTACAAAGTTCATCAAGCGTAACGCCTAAGGCATCAGCTAGCTTAATAGCCGTATGAACTTTGCAATTATCATTTTTTTCTATTTCCTGTATTGTACGGCGTGGTACTCCTGATAATTCAACTAATTGTGGTACGGAAAGACCTCTTTCGAGGCGAATTTGTTTTAATTTCATTTTTTCTGTATCCTTTCACAAATAAAGTAAGTAGTTATTGATATTATAATACAACACCATTTTATAATATCTAGTGTTGAGGGTGAGGAAAATTCACCATTTAAGCCATCAATAATACATAAAACGAATAAAATTACCAATATAGGTTTGCAAATTTTCATCTTTTATTTTGCAAATGAATGTGCTATAATTAGAATATAGGTGGGGCTTTCGCCCCAATCCTATCTTTTTCTTTTAGACTTCTTAGATTTTTTCTTATTCTTGTTGTTTTTGATTGTGTAGTAGGTGTTTACAATCATATAAACGCTTGATACAAGAGCAAGAATAATTTCTGAGAGGTCTTTTGTTGTATCTATATTCATTTCATTTGCTTACCTCCTTTCTATGGTTTAATTATAGCACAATTAATAGTGCTTGTCAATAGTTTTTTATAAAAAATATAACTTTTTGAGGTGAAAATATGGATATAAATGTTACTATAAATGATACATATATAGATTGGCTAGATAAAAAGCAAGCAACACAAATATTTTTTGGAGGCTCTTCAAGTGGGAAGAGCTTTTTTCTTTGCCAAAAAATCGTTATTGATTGTTTAAAGGGTGTAAATTGGTTGTGCTGTAGAAATGTAGCAAAGACTATAAGAAACAGTACATATAATCAGATTGTCAAAACAATAACTGAAATGGGGCTTAACAGCCTATTTAAAATTAACAAATCCGATATGGTTATTACCTGTCTTAACAACGGCTGTCAGATACTTTTTAATGGTCTTGATGATGTAGAAAAAGTCAAGTCTATTACACCTGCTAAAGGCGTACTTGAAAGAATATTTATCGAAGAAGCAACGGAAATAAAAGAAGATGCCTATATGCAGTTGACAAAGCGACTAAGAGGTATATCTAGCAACGACAAATACATTGTAATGGCTTTTAATCCTATATTAAAAAGCCATTGGATATATAAGAAGTTCTTCGGTGGTTGGGAAGATAATAAGAACAGCTATGAAGACGATAATGTTTGTATATTAAAGACTACATACAAAGACAATGATATGCTTACTCCTGAAGATAAGGATAGATTAGAAAATGAAACGGACCCATATTATTACAATGTATATAGCTTAGGTAACTGGGGTGTATTAGGTAATGTAATATTTAAAAATTGGGAATGTATAGATTTATCAGATATGATACAGCATTTTGATAATATTTATATGGGTTGTGACTTTGGCTATGCCTCTGACCCAAACGCACTAATTAAAATAAACTATGACAAGGCTAGAAAAATTATATATGTGTTTGACGAATGGTATCAGGCAGGTATGAGTGATGAGGAATTGTCGGAAGTAGCAAGAGAGTTTGTTGGAAATGATTATATTACCTGTGACAGTGCAGAACCCAAGACTATTGATTTTTTAGTAAGTAAGGGTGTTAAAGCTGTACCAGCTATGAAAGGTGCAGACAGCATTAACAGAGGTATAAGGTGGCTACAGGGTCACAAAATTGTTATCCATAGCAAATGCCAAAATTTCAAAAATGAGATAGAGCAGTACCATTGGCAAGAGGATAAATACGGCAATGCTATGGCTAAGCCAGTGGATAAAGATAATCATTTATTGGACGCTCTCAGATACGCTACAGAGCAACTACAGTTAGAGAACAAGGTAACGGCAAGCATAAGATTGTAAGGAAGTGACTTGATGAATAGAAAAAGTATTGAATTATATCCTGATTATACTTCAGAGCTTGAAGAATTAAAAACTAATGGATTAAGTTTAGAGTTATTGTATAGGATAATTAAAAAGCACTATTTTAATAGCCGATATAACAGAAAACTTTATAGAAGATATATGACTTTAGATGATGAGTTGCCTATTTTCAAAAGACAACCAGCATTTAAAGAAGGTAATCAGATAAATAATAGAATAAACAATGACTTTTTTAGCGAAATCGTAGATTTTAAGACGGGATATTTTGCTGGAGAGCCTATAAGCTATGGATATAGCAAGGGAGCAGAAGCAGAAAGTGTTACTGGTGGTGAAATTGCTGTTGATAGGGCAACTAAGGCTGTAACAGATTTTGTTACCCTCAATAATATGTTTGGTGTAGATATGGAAACAACAAAGTTTGCTAGCATATATGGATATGCAGGCAGACTTTTTTATATTGACCTAAATGGTGATGTAAGGGTTACGCCTGTACACGGATATGAAACAATTATATTATCAAGTACCGACATATCAGAGCCTGAGTTTGCTATTAGATACTATTTAGTGCAAGAACAAAATTTAGTAAAAAAATGGGTAGTTGAATTTTATGATAATACAGAAGTGTACACATTCAAAGGTTATTTAAGTAAACTTGAATTTGTAGAAAAAAGAGAACACCTGTTCGATTATTGCCCTTTACAAGGAATAGCAAACAACAAAGAACTTATGGGAGATGCCGAAAAGGTCCTTTCACTTATTGACGATTACGACAAAGTTTTATCTGATAATTCAAATGAGGTTGAAAGTTTTGTACACGCCTATATGGTGTTTAAAAATTTGAATGTAGATAATGACACAATAAGAGAAGCACAAAGAAACGGTGCTATTAAAATACCTCCTGTTGGTTCATCAAATAAAGAAGGTAGTGTTGAGTTTCTTACTAAAAATATCAACGATGGATTTACCGAACATCACCTTGACAGATTAAGAGATAACATTTACAGATTTTCAAAAACTCCTAATCTGAATGATGATAGTTTTGGTAGTGCGAGTGGTATAAGTCTTAAATTCAAGCTCCACGGGCTTGAAACAAAATGTGGTATGTTTGAAGCCAAAATGATGGATGCTGCACAGTATATGTGGAAATTGTTATGTGCTATATGGGAGAAGAAGAACATTACCGTTGACCCATTGCAAATAACAATGGAATTTACAAGAAACTTTCCTCTTGACACTCTTACAGAAGCCCAGACTGTACAAGCCTTAATTGGTGCAGGAATACCTAAGGAAGTAGCATATAGTCAACTTAGTTTCGTGGATGATGTGGATTATGTTATGGAAATGATTGAAAAGGAAAAGAACGATACCCCATCTTTGTTAGATGAGGATATAACCGAATAAGGTAGGTGTTTTATTTGGATTTTGACAATAAAGCACTTGACAAATATCTTGTAGAGGTAAAGAGAGTTGAAGAAAGTCGAGGCAAAGGAGCTGATAAGGAAATAAGGTCCTTATACAAATCTTTGCTAAAGAAGTTAAATAGCTTTATAGGTGAGTATTATACAAAATATTCTGATGATAATGGTGTTTTAAATGTTGCTATACTTCAACAAAATGCAAAATATGCTTCTTTCTTAGAAGAAGTTGATAAAAATATTAAAGAAGTTACTCCAGCTATTTCTAAAACTATTAAAAGTACAGTAGAAAAGACCTATAAGGCTTGTTTTGAAGGTATGATTAATGGTTTTAGTAATTCTGCTGGAGATAGTAAGTTTAAAGATAGTTTTAATGGGTTAAGTATCAAGCCAGAGGTGTTAAAAGCAGCAGTTGAAAATCCTATAAGTGGTTTAACATTGCCTGAAAGACTTCAAAAGCACAGACAAGATGTTATATACGATATAAGACAAAGTATATCTAATTCTCTTATGACCGGAGAAAGGTTTGACACTACATCTAAAAAGTTAGTGGAAAGACTTGATGTAAGCTACGGTAAAGCTTCAAGTATAGTCCGAACTGAAAGCCACAGAGTTCAGGAAAAAGGTTTAATGGACGGAGCTGAACACATAAATGATAAAGTCAAAGGAGACGGTCTTGTATATGCTGCTATATGGCATAATTTAGGTGATGAAAAGGTAAGACCTAATATAAGGGTAAAGACTAAAAAAGGCTGGAAAACCTATAAAAGTCATACAAATGCCAACCATAAAAAGATGGAAGGTCAGCTTATAGAATCCGGAGGATACTTTGATTTAGGAAATGGAATTAAAGCTAAATCTCCCGGTGAAAGTGGCGATGCCTCAAATGATTGTAACTGTCGCTGTTTTGTTGAGTATGAAATGATGACAGTGGAAGAATTTGAGGAGAGAGGTGGAAAGTGGAAGAATAGTGTAAATGTTCGACACAATGAAACTCAACAAAATTACAAACCTGTTATAAAAGATACTAATAATCAAAATATTATGAGGAGAAATTGTAAAGATATACAGATAAGTAAATTGACAAATACGAAAAATAAAGTGTACATTTCAGATAATGCAAAAATAAAACCTAAGCAACAGCAGGAACTGGATAGAAACATAACAGCCGTTTTAAATATGTTAAACATAAAAGACAAATCAGTTCAGCCTATAGTTGCAATATTATCTGATTATGAAATGTCAAATAATGCTGTTGCTTCATATAACCCAATTCAAAATGTTGTGTATGTGAGACAAACGTTGCTAGAGTATACCAAACTGTCTGTGTTACAAGAGCAGTTAGCTTGTCCAGAAAATAAATATAGCACACTACTCCATGAGTATATTCATTGGTTAGATGCTGAAAACTATAGGTCCAAGAATAGCGACTTTAGTAATATAGACGATTACAATAAATACATTAAATATTTAAGAACTAAGTGCAAAACTAAACTTGACAAAGCAGGGGTAGATAACTATAATATAGGTGAAATAAGTTACTATGCAAAAGTAAAATATATAAGTGAAGAATACGATGAAGCTTATACTGAGTACAGAGTTCAAGAAATTTTAAGGAAGTGATGTTGATATGTTGTTTTTACCTACTGATGAAATGAAGGAATTAAAAAAAGTTTTTTCACCTTATTTAAAGAATGGTATAATGAGTAAAGAAGCACCACAAGAAGCAATTGATGCTATAGAAAATTATTTTGAATTGGAAAATGAACTAAAACGAGAGGAAATCAGGTCTTGGTTTGAATAAAAGCACTTAACGAATGATGTTAAGTGCTTTTTTGATGTAAAGGAGAGAAAAATTATGCAGACATTTTTAATTTATTTATACATTCTTAAAGAAGTTAGTGCTATGATTTTATTTTTAGTAGCTGCTTGTTCGATTGCATTTTCAGGCTACAGAGTATATAAAAATCTTAAAGAGGACAAAAATAAAGACAAATAAAAGTTACAGGCAAGTTATCAAACACAGTAAATAAGCAGATTAGGACAGCTTTAAACTGTCCTTTTTTGTTGCTCGAAAAGTTAAACATAAGGAGGAAAAGACATGGAAAAGATTTTAACATTGGAAGAAACTGCAAAAATGATGTTGAGCAAGGACTACAAGGAAAGATTTAAGGCTGAATATTATCAGCTGGTTAATAGATACAAAAAGCTCAAGTCGATGTTGGAAAAATGGGATGCAGGTACTTTAGATTTCAAGCCGGCTTCTTCAAGAGCTATTTATAGTATTCAGATTGACGCAATGGAAAGATATATTGTTGTACTTGAATTAAGAGCCAGTACTGAAAAAATAGATTTGTCGAAGTAATGAAGTAATAGCCAGTTAATCGCATACTGAAAGGATGTGGTTCCGTTGGGCTGGGTATAATTAATTTTTTATAACAGGAATTACGGCGATGTCTTTGGACTAAACCTAGTGGGGAGGTTGCGACCAAGCCACTTTAAATAAAAATAGGCATAAAACTTTTGATATTAACATAACTTAAATAATTTAGTCAGCAAAGGGAATGGGTGTCACAGCTTATTCCTTTTTTCATTGTCCTAAGCAAGACATAAAAAGGCTTAAATTTATTACAAGGAGGTTTACCAAATGTTTAAAAGATTTATGCCTTGTTTTGAGGCTAACGGTGTAGGTGGTGCTGGTGGTGGGGAAACTACAGAACCTAATACAGGTACCAAAAACGCTACAGAGCCTAATGCTGGTGGTGAGGGGACTACGGAACCTAATGTGGGTAATAACAACTCTACAGAACCCAACACTGACGATTTAGACCGTTTACTGAAAGCAAGGCTTGATAAGGCTATGGAAGAAGAACGCAAGAAAAATAAGAGTCTCGAAAAAGAGATTGAAAAGATGAAGCGTGACAAGATGACTGCCGATGAGCTTAAAAAGTATGACGATGAAAAGCGTGACAGAGAACTTGCTGAAAGAGAACAAGCTATAGCAGACAGGGAAAACCGTTATTATGCTATTAGTGCTATTAAGAAAGCCGGTCTTGATGATGGTGGCGATACAGCTCTTAAAATCGTTGACCTTGTGCTTGGCAAAGATTCAGATGAAATCGACAACAAAGTAAGTGCTCTTAATGAACTTGTAAATAAACTTGTTGATAACAAGGTAAATGAAAAGTTCAAGTCTGCCGGAAGAATCCCGAATACAGGTAGTGCTAATGCTAATACCAATACAGAAGATAAGAAAGGTAATGAACTTGCTAAGGGCTTAGGCAAGGAAAGGGCAGAACTCAAGAAAAAGAGTGACAGTATCTTGAAGCATTACATTTAAATAAGGAGGTTTTGGAAAATGAAGTTTGAAAGTAAGACTATTACAACAGAAAATAACATTCTTGCTAATGACCATTTTGTAGCAATTAATTATGATTGTTCTGAATTGTCTGCTACTAATGGTGTGGTTAAGGCAGGTACATTGGTTGAAAATGTTGGTGTTGTACTTAATGATGTTTATATTAACGAAAATCCTAACGGTGCTGTAGTAGTGCATGGTTTTGTTTTAAAATCTAAATTAGCTTCTACACCAGAGGATGAAAGTAAGTATCCAATGATTAAATTTTTATAGGAGGTAGCATATGAAATTAAGTGATGTTTATAATGCAGAAACTATAGGCTTGAATTATTCTGAAGCTGGTAGTAATACAATTCCATATTTGGGCGAAGGTTTATTTCCGTCTAAGAAAAAGGCTGGCTTAGACTTAAAGTGGGTAAAGGGACACAAGGGTTTACCTATTTCTCTTGCACCATCTAACTTTGACAGTGCATCACGCTTTAGAGATAGAGTTGGTGTTACAGTAAATGAAAGCGAAATGCCTTTCTTTAGAGAAAGTATGTTAATTAAAGAAAAAGATGAACAGGAAATATTAAGAGTTGAAGATAGTAATGACCCTTACGCTATTGAAGTGTTAAATAATATTTTTAATGATTCACAGACATTAATTGACGGTGCTAAGGTTGTGCCTGAAAGAATGAGAATGCAGTTATTAGCCCCTCTTAACGGTAAGGTCGGAATTGAAATTTCAGCTAATGGGGTTGATTATACATACAACTATGACCCTAATGGTGACTGGAAATCTAAGCACTACGCAAAGATTGAAACTGAAACAGATAAGTGGGACGCACCTGAAACCTGTGACCCTATTAAAAATCTTGAAGATGCTATGGACGCACAGGAAGAAGAAAGTGGTGACAGACCAGCACTTATTTTAATGTCAAAGGCTACTTTCAATAAGCTTAAAGCTAGTAAGAAAGTACAGAGTGGCGTACTTGCACAGAACACAACAGCTAATGTAAATTATACATCTGCGAGAGTTAAGAGCTATATTGAAGAAGAACTTAATGTGTCCGTTGCTGTATACAATAAGAAATTTAAGGATGAAAGTGGCAAGGCGAAGAATTTTTATCCAGATAACATCGTAATGTTAATGCCCGCTTCTGATTTGGGTTCAACTTGGTTTGGTACAACACCGGAGGAACGAACTTTAAAGTCTAAGGCAGATGCAAATGTAAGTATTGTTGAAACTGGTATTGCTGTTTCAGTAACAATTAAAGATGACCCTGTTCAGACAAAGACAACAGCCTCTGAGATTGTTCTTCCTTCATTTGAAAGAATGGATGAATGTTATGGCTTAGAAGTATGCTAAGGAGGTTCTAGCATGAAATTTGAAAATGCAATTATATACAATGGTAAATTTTACAGAGCCGGCGAGGAAGTACCTGTTGCTGAAAAAATAGAAAAAGCAACAGATGAAAGTACAACTGCTAAACCTAATGAAAAGGTAGAAGATTCAATAGATGAAAGTACAACTGTTGAAAAGGTTAGTAAAAGGAGAACTAAGGCTAAAGCAGAGGTGAATTAATATGATTACCTCTGATATGGTAAAGAAGCTTAAGCTAGGAATAGAGCCAATAACAGACAAAACTTGCATATTGGTGGAAAGTGCTTTGCTGTGGGTATTAAAGAACACAAAGATTACCTTCAAAATTGATGACCCCGAAAAAATACCAGCTAATGTAAGACTTTTTGTTACAAAGTATGTTGATATAATGGGGCTTAGACCTGGAATCGCAAGCGAAAGCATTGGTTCTTTGTCCCAATCATTTAATACTGATACAAGTGGTCTTATATATGATGTAGCTAATGATATTTTTGGTGATTCGATGAAAACAGCTGTTTCTTTTGTTAGTGCTGGAGATAGGTGGCGATAATATGTCAAAAGGAATAAAAATAAAAACTGTTAAAGACAAAATCCCTGATATGATAAAGACTTTTGAATCATTAAACGGGAAAAAGGTTCAAGTAGGCGTATTTGACGGTGAAAATGCTTGGCTTGCTAGAATCCACGAATACGGCTGTGATATAAGGGCTAAAAAGGCACAGTATTTAACAATACCGATAAGTCCTAAGTCTATAGGAAAAAAAGCAGGTGAATTTGACAACCTATTTTTTGTACAGGCTAAAAGTGGAGAAAAATTCCTTGCAAGAGATGGTCGAAAAGGTGAAATTGAATTATTATATTGGCTTACTAAATCAGTTAAGATACCTGAGCGAAGTTTTTTAAGGGCTGGGTTTGACGAAAATGTAAAAGAAATTAATAAATATTCAGATATATTGCTTAAAAAAGTTGCTACTGGAGAAATGAGTGAAAGAGAATATTTAGATAATATCGGGCAAAGGTTGTCTAGTAAAATTAAAACTTTTGCTAGAAATTTAAACAGTCCGGCAAATTCAAGAGTAACCAAAGAAAACAAAGGTAGTAGCAACCCTCTTGTTGACACAGGACAGATGATAAGAGGAATTACTTGGAAGGTGGACGATTAATGTATTTTGATTTTGTTTCTTTAATTAATAAGTACAGCACTTCTTTTAGGGTGATTTCAAGCTCTGCTACAACATATGACAGTAAAGGCGATGAAGTACACGCAGAAGAAGAAAAAAAGCTTACAGGTGCAATTATAAGCATAAGTGACAACAAAATATATCAGTCTACCGGAACATTGACTTCTATGGATAAATACCTGTTTGTCTTTGAACCTTTACCTTTAACAGAAACTAAAGTTATACATAGGGGTTCGGTATACAGGGTAGAAAATCAGGTTGAAAATGCCGAGTTTACAGGTGTATACCAATACACTTTAAAATATATTAGTGCTTTTGGCAAGGAGGATTGATGATGTACGATAAATTAAGGGAAACGGTTGTAAAAGGATTAAAAGATTATCTTAATGTACCTGTTATAAGAGGTAATCAAAATGCAGAACCGCCGGATTACCCATATGTATCATACAATATAACTACTCTTGAAAGTGCTAATAACGGTACTTGGGGAGAGTATTTAGACGATATAGACAGAATACCAATAAATCAGACTTGGAGCATAACAGTACAATCAGATAACTATAGTGAGAGTATAGCCCTTGCAAGTAAGGCAAGGGAATTTTTATGTCACACAGGGACTTGCTATCTAAATGACAATGACGTAATTGTTAAACGGGTAGGAGAAATAACCAATAGAGATAATTTGATAAGTATCGAATATGAATACAAAAACGGTTTCGATGTGGTATTTTGGATTATGATGGAAGTTAATAACCCTATTGAAAGGATAGGGGAAATTGAAAATTTACAAATAAAAGGAGGACCAGAAAATGGCAAATAGTATTAGTGATGTAACGGTTGATATATCTGTCGAAGATGTAGTAAATCCTGCAGCTTTTGGTGGAATTTGCTTGTATGCTAGACCAGATAGCTCCAGTGGTGAATGGGGTAAGCCGTTGCCTTATGCAGAGGCATATAGCTATGATGAAGCTAAGAAAATAATTTCAAAAACTGATAACGAAGGTGGACTGATGAAGGCTAGAGCGTCTCTAACATTTAAAACTTTAACACCTAATAAAACAACACCAAAGGCTACTTTAAATGCTCTTAATACCAATTACACTTTCACAGCTAACACATACGATATTGAAAGCAATAATAAGACAATTAATGGGGTTTCTTATCCCTTGAGAGTAAAGGCAATTACTGATAACAACGGTATAAATATAAAGCTGGAGAGTGGACATGCTAACATTGGTGTAGCTTGTGTAGGCTCTACAAAGGGCAAAGAAGTAACGGTAATGCTTAAAGACAGTAGTGGCAATGTCATAGATAGCTACATTGTAACAGGCGATGAGGCTGAATATGTTATTCTTAACGCCGAAAGTGTTTCTTCTAGCGAAATACTTACACTTTGTAGCACAAGTGATGTAGGTGGAACATTGCATATCTATGCAATAGAGCAGTTATACATATCCGACAAGGGTTATATTATGCTTGAGTCCGTAGAAAAGGTATTTATGCAGGATAATCCACCGGAGAAGATAGGCTTGCTATCCTGTGCAATTGATAAAATAACTGACTATTTATCTTGTGATTGGAGATATTTAATCGAAATTGGCGAGGATGATAAGATTTCGGAACTTGCAAAGAAGATTGAAAATTGTGGGGCTAAGAAGGTATTGGGCATTATAACTGCTATTGATAGTGTAGGGAGCTCTGGTTTAGATTATTCTCGATACAAGAGAGAGGTTTACCCAGCGATTAAGGACTTAGAACGCACATTTGTATTTGCTGTAAGAAAAAATGATGATACCTACAACAATGTAGCAGCAGCTTTAGTAGCAAAGACAAACAATAAGGCAGTAGGTAGCTTTACATATAAAAATCAGACATTAAAAGGTATGCTTGCTGACACAGAGGTTACAAAAGCACAGTTAACAGAATACCATAGCTATGGCTGTAATGCTTATGTTCATAAAGCAGGCTATGATGTAACATCAGAAGGTAAACTCGTAAATGGAGAATACATCGATATTCTTGACGCTAAGGATTGGATTGTTACGCAGATTGAATACCAGTTACAGCAAGCATTAATTATTAACGATAAGATACCTTATGACAATAATGGTATTGCGTTGTTAGAAAGTATTGTGGCTAATGTTTTACAGGATGCTTTTAATAACGGAATAATTGCCGAAGATGATAACGGCAAGGCTTCATATACTGTTAATTTTGCAAGAAGAACTGATACTAAAGCTAGTGATAGAGAAAAAAGACAGTATATGGAAGGTAAATTTACATTTGATTTAGCCGGAGCTATACATTCAGTAACAGTAAACGGTACAATTAATATCTAGGAGGTGCAAAGTTATGTTATTTGCAAAATATAATGCTAAAGACACAACAGTAACAGTAAATGGCGTTAATATTACAGGCTTTGGTGAAGATATGTTGTCTGTTGAAAAAGATGAGGAATTCTTTTCTACTTCAGTAGGAGCACAGGGTGATGTTGTAAAAAGTGAAATAAATAATTCTTTAGGTAGTGCAACATTAACTGTGCAGGTGACAAGTCCACAGTTTTCAATGTTGATGTCTTTAGCAAAGCAGTCTGACCCATTTCCGTTTTGGTACACAAATAAATCATTGGGAGAAAGGTCCGGTGGTACTATGGCTAATATTAAAAACTACCCTGAAATATCTAGGGGTAATGAAGCCGAAGATGTTGAATTTGAATTCCAGATTTTTGATTTAACAACAGAAAGAACATTATAAGTATTTGATAAGAGGGGACATTTAGTGTTCCCTTTTTTAATATAAGAATTTAGGAGGATTTATATTATGAAGAAATTTACACAGGTAACTAAGAAGATTAATGGCACAGAATACACAGCACAGTTTAATGGCTTTGGCAGTAGATATGATGCTGTAGATAGAACTTACATTGACGGCACACAGACAACAAGTATGCGTAAGATTGCAGAGTATTTATTAGAAAATGTACTTGTTACACCTAAGAAAACATTAGATGACTTTGAAGATGCAAAGGAATTAGATGAAGTTATTGCTTTCTTAGGAGAAGTTAATAACGGTACTTTTCAAGAAGAATCTGACGAAGGCTCAACTGACACAAAGAGTAAGAGATGATTGGCCACTTTATAGATTAGTGTTTTCTGGGCTTGATTACAATACTGTTTTTTATAAGATGTCACCGTTGGAAATTGAAATGGCAAACGTGGCACTTGATTTTAAGATTAAGCAAGATAACCAGAAATTTAAGAAATAAAGGAAGGTGAGAGTTTGGCAAAAGAAGTAATAAGACAAGATGTGATTGAAATAAGCATCGACAGTAAGGATATATTATCATCTCTCACAAAAATAACACAAGATATCGAAAACCTCAAAAAGAAATTTGGAGGAGTAACATCAGATGTAGACGGTTTAAAAAAGCAGTTTGAAGATTTAGGCAACGATGATGGTTTAAATAAAACTAGAAAACAGACTGAACAAGTTAAAAAAAGTGTAGGCGATACAACAGATGAAGCAGATAAACTGAAAAATTCATTTAAAGATATAAGCAACACAAGTTTTAACAAAGTAACAGCCGGACTTAAAAAGGTAGGGTCAGTTGCAGGTACTGTAGCAAAAACGGCAGTAAAGACAACTGCCGCCGGTGTAGGTGCTGCTGCAACAGGCGTTGCTACATTAGTTGGGTTATCAGTTAGAGCTTATTCAGATACTGAACAGCTTATTGGTGGTGTAGAAACATTATTTGGTGCAGGTGGTCGTTCAATAGAGGATTACGCAAAAAGTACAGGGAAAAGCACAACTGCTGTTAAAAAGAAATATGAAAGTTTAATGTCTGCTCAAAAAGAAGTTTTAAACAATTCTAATAAGGCTTTTAAAACAGCTGGACTTTCTGCCAATGACTATATGGAAACAGTAACTGGATTTTCAGCCAGTTTGATTGCGAGTTTAGGTGGCGATACTAAAAAAGCTGCATCTTATGCTGATAAGGCAATAGTAGATATGTCAGATAATGCAAACAAAATGGGTACTGACATGGAGAGTATTCAAAATGCTTATCAGGGTTTTGCAAAACAGAACTATACAATGCTTGATAACTTAAAACTGGGTTATGGTGGTACACAAGAGGAAATGAAACGCCTTATAAAAGATGCCTCTAAAATAGATAAAACTGTAAAAGCCAATGATATGAGTTTTGGCAATATTATATTGGCAATACATGCTATTCAAGATAGCTTAGATATTACAGGTACAACATCAGACGAAGCAAGTAAAACTATACAAGGTTCTTTTGCTTCTATGCAGTCTGCATGGGGCAATCTCATGACAAGCCTTGTTGTCGGTGGTGATAGTTTTGACCAATGTTTGGGCTATCTTGTAGAAAGTGCTAAAACTTTCGGTGATAATGTAATGCCGGCTATAGAAAAGGGATTGAAAGGCGTGGGCAGTCTGATAACTGGACTTGCTCCTTATGTAGAAGCTGAATTGCCTGGCTTAGTAAGTACTTTATTACCTCCGTTATTAGATGCTGCAACATCTTTAATTACTGGGTTAATAAAGTCAACGCCAGTAATTATCGGAGTTTTGAAAAGAGAATTACCTGGCGTAGTAAAACAGATAGGAAAAGCAGTTGTAGAAACATTCGGTACACAAATACCATCACTTAGTAAATTTGGAGAAAAATTTATTAAAAACGCCAATGTAATAGCAAAAGTAATACCTTATTTACTGGGTGGCTTAGTCGCCTTTAAAGCTGTAAAACCTCTTATTATGGGACTGAAAAGTGTTGCTGGTCTTTTCTCAAAATCAGATGAAGAAGTAAGTAACATTACAAACCCACTAAAAAATATAGCTAAAGCAAATGTCAAAACTGTCTTGAAAGGTATGGCCAATATAGCAATTATCGTTGGTGGATTTACACTTATAACAACAGCTGTAATGGCTGTATCCCCATATATTGCGAATTTATCTGATATGAGGTCTTTAATTAAGGTTGCAAGTGCTATAACAATTCTTGGTGTAGTAGGAACGGCTTTAGCAGGCTTATCAGGTATAGTTGGGAACATTCCTGTATTAACAGTCGTTAAAGGATTGGCTAATATGGCAATAATGATAGCTGGTATGTCTGCTTTGTATTTAGTTGTAGGAACAATTTCTTCATCTACTGACTTTGGTATAAAAAAGATGTTGGAATTTACGGCTATGATTGGTGTACTAGGAACTGTTGGCTCTGTCTTAGCAGTATTTGCGGGTATTGTTGGAACTATACCTATTCCTGTTGTATTATTAGGACTTGCTAATATAGCCCTAGTTCTTACTGGAGTAACTGGTATTATTACGGCTTTTGGTGCACTATCTAAAATCCCTGGCTTTGATGATTTTATGTCATCAGGAGGAGACACTTTAGCAAATATATTTAAGCAAGTAGGCAAAATGATTGGTTCTTTAGCTGGTGGAGTTGGCGAAGGCGTTACAAATTCATTACCAGCTATAGGGATAAACCTTACAGCTTTTGTGCTTTCACTGAAACCAGCTTTATCTATGTTTAAGGGTGTAGATGTTAAGAGTATAGGCAGTTTCTTTACGGCAATAGGTGGCTTTGTGTTGGAACTAGCTGGAAATAGTCTTATTAGTAAATTTACAGGTGGTATACATCTTAGTGAGTTAGGCACAGCATTAACGGATTTTGCATATAATTCGGTTGGCTTTTTTGCAATCGTTTCAGGATTACCAGCTAATGGGTTTAGTAATGCTAAATTATTATTTCAGTCTTTAAAAGATATAGGAAATGTTCCAAATACAGGTGGAGTTTTTCAGTGGTTCGCCGGAGAAAAGGATTTTGATGGACTAAGCAATAATTTACCTACATTTGGTGAAGCTGTAGCGAAGTTATATAGTAGTATTTCTAGTATCAGTGATTTTGGTAGAATTGAAAGTTTGTTCAATTCTCTTAAAAGTGCAAGTGGTATAGAGTCTATAACAACTTTAGTAAATAAAAATATAGACGAGATAGTACAAAAAGTATCTGAATTGCCTAGAAAAATGGGAGATGCTTTAAGAAGTTCAGGGGAAAGTTTATCAACTGCTTTAGTTGAAATATGGAAAAAAGCAGTTATAGCCTCTGCTGTTCCAGTAAACAAATTGCTTAGTGGTGCAAATTGGATTTTACAGGAATTAGGTTCTTCAAAGAGATTAACAAGTTGGACTCCATACGCAAAAGGTACAGATGGCCATAAAGGCGGTAATGCTCTTGTAAACGACGGCAGGGGTGCTGAATTAGTGCAAATGCCTAATGGTAATACATTTATTCCAAAAGGTAAAAATGTATTTATACCTAACGCCCCTGTTGGTATGAAAGTTTTATCTGCTGAAAATACTGCACAGGTAATGGGTAGAAAAAATCCGACATTTAGATATGCCAAAGGCAACATTGATATATGGGATTATATGGATAATGCTGGTGGTTTGGTTAGTGCAGTGACACAAAAGTATGTTAATTATAACGGCTTAAAAGGTACTGTATTAAACATAGGAAAAGGACTTGTATCTACTGTAGGTGGAGAAATGACAAACTGGGTCAAGAAGATGTTTGATGAATTTGGAGCTTTAAGCTTAGCAAATTATAATCCAGCGGCAGGTGTAGAACAATGGAGGTCTACTGTAATAAAGGCTTTAAAAATGGAAGGTCAGTATAGCGATGCAAATGTTAAAAGAACATTGTATCAAATGCAAACTGAAAGTGGTGGTAATCCAAAAGCTATAAATCTGTGGGACAGTAACGCAAAAAAAGGTACTCCTTCTAAGGGCTTAATGCAGGTTATTGACCCAACATTTAATGCTTACGCAAGACCGGGATTTAATAAAAATATCTATGACCCACTAAGTAATATACTTGCTTCTGTCAGATATGCCGTGTCACGATACGGCTCATTAGCAAAGGCATATCAAGGTCATGGATATGCTAACGGTGGTATAGCTACAAAGCCTAGTATCTTTGGTGAAGCAGGAGCAGAAATGGCAATACCTCTTACACAAAACAAGCGTGGCAGAGCTTTAGGTTTATGGCAAAAAACAGGCAGTATATTAGGTGCGTATACTCCTGAAAACTCTCCTACTTTAGGAAGCACAAACAATTCCGACAACACATATGTTTGTAATTTTAACATAACAGTAAATGGTGGAGATAATAGTAGACAAACAGCTAGAAGTACAAAGAAAGCTGTAAAAGAAGCATTCGAAGAATTTATGAATGATTTTGGTAATAGAAACAAGCCTATAAGGGAGTGGTAATATGGCACTTTTAAATAATATATGGATACATGTTATAGATGAAAAGGTTGGTAGAAATATTAAATCCACGGACCATCCTTGTGAAAAAGGTATAGATATAACCGATAATGTTAAAAGAGAACCTGTTACCTTATCTATATCAGGTAAGATAGTTGATACAGACACATTAAAATCTCATGAGGCTTTAGCTAAAATTTACGAACTAGAAAATAAAGGTTCGCTTATAGCCTATAGTGGTAGAAATATCCTTAAAAACATGCAAATACAGACCTTCAATTCAACCCACCCAAATACTAATACAGGTGGGTTGGATTTTGATATGGAGTTAAAAGAAGTAAGAATTGCACAAAATTCTTATAGCACAAACAAGGAAAGTGGAAAAACAAAAGCTAGTGAAAAAGCTGGGACACAGCAGGTTAGTAAAGGAACTGGAAATGCTGTATATCACACAGTAAAAAAAGGTGATAATGTTTGGACGCTTGTAAATAAAAACTATAAAGAACTTGGAAGTACAGTAAAATGGGTTATAGACAATAACCCTACTGCATTTACGAGAAAAGGTGACGCAAAGACTTTAAAAATTGGTGCAAAATTACTTATGGGCTACAAGGAAAAGGATAAAAACAACATTACACAATATGGTGTTAAAGCTACATGGTTATATGGCAGCAAGGAGGAAAAGAAGTAGCTGTGAAAAAAGACAGAATTGAAATCAACAAAAATTTGATACCTTACAGTTTTGACATAACACTTGGTGGAGAAATATTCGAAATAGGTGTTAATTACAATGAATTTGCTGATATGTTTACTTTAAGCCTTACGAAAGATAGAGAACTGATATGTTCAGGTGAACCTATTGTCTACGGAGTACCATTATTTAAGGATATTTATGTAAGTGGTAAATACCCTGTTATTAGAATTGTACCATATGACGAGAGTAACGAAAAATGTACAGTAACAAGTGAAAATTTTAATGAAACGGTTTTTCTTTTGATTGATAACGGAAGTGATAGTATTGAATAGAAGTAGGTTAGTAAAAAGTGAAAATATTACAGATAGACGCTCACATCTTGTTAAGGCCATAGAAGTTGGTTTAAACAATTTGAAAAGCTATGAAGATATTCCAAATGGAATGTTTGGGTCAAAAGCTGTAATAAAAAGTGGAAATGTAACTTTAAAATCTGATGAAATAGATTTTGAATTTACGGTACCTTTTGACGATAATTTAGAAGCAAAAGAGGTTGATATTACAGTATATAATCTTTCAAGTAACACTATAAATAACCTAAAAAGAAATGCTGCAATCACTATTGAAGCAGGGTACAAAGGTGATACAGGTGTTATTTTTAGTGGTTTTATAGACAATGTTAAAACGGGATATGAAGATGTTGACAAAGTAACAACTATAACCTGTTGGGATTGCGTTGGTACAGAAACCATTACAAATGTAACATATAAGGAAAATACAAAGGCAAGTACAATATTAAAAGACCTAATTTCAAAGTTAAAAATTCCTATAGCTGTATTTAATATGAGGAGAGATTGGACCTATACAAGCAGTGTTACTGTTGACGGTTGTTTGAGAGAAGAAATTAAAAAATATGCTGAGGTATGTGGCGTATCTGTATATACCAATAAAGGTCGTATATATGCCAGATATATTAAAGATGGTGATAATATAAATTTTACTGTTAATGAAGATACTGGCTTAATAGGAAGTCCTGAATATTACACAGAAGAAATTAATGCAGAAGATTATGTAGATGCAATAGACGGTTATAAAGTTAAAATGCTTTTACAACACAGAATCACTACTGCTGCAATAGTAAATTTAAGTAGCAGGGAAACAAAAGGTGCTTTCCGAGTACGAAAAGGAGAACATAACTACTCTGACGGAGAAGCTACTACTTCTTTTGAAGCTATTGGGAACATTACATCTTACAAAGAAGAAAAAGAGAAAAATAACAAAACAGCAAAAACTACAGAAGATAAAGCCAAAAAAGTAATTTCTACAGGAAAGAAATATAAAGGTACTCCTTACAAAGAAGGAGGAAACACTTCAAAAGGTTTGGATTGCTCGCATTTTGTTGTAAAGGCCTTTACAGAAAGTGGTGTACAGAGTAAGGTTACTGGATACGCAACTGCACAAGAGCTTTACAATATGAGCACGAAAGTTGCGGCTGAAAACAGACAAAAAGGAGATATTATATTCTTCAATAATGGTACTAAGGGAAATCACATTGGCATTTATACAAGTGGTAACAAAATGCTACATTGTTATAAAGACGGCGGAGTAAAAGAAACAGATATAAGTTATGGTGGTCACCTTGTTGGCTACGGTAGACTTTGGTAGGAGGTGTTTACTATAGATACAAGCAGTTTTCAAAGAACAATAAATAGTATGATAGACCAAAGAATTATGGATAATCACACAAACTTTATTGGTAAAATTGTTGGAATAAACTTTAACATAGCAACTATACAACCTCTTATTATGTATAAAGTATACGGAGAAAAGGCACAGCGTACAGCAGTGTTAACAGATGTACCTATTTTATGTCCTTATAAATATGTTTACAAAGTTGATAAAGCAACGCAAAAAGTTACAATTTCTCAAAGTGAATTAAAAGCCGGAGATACTGTTTATTGTGGTGTATGTGAAAGAGATATTACAGAGGCCAGAAATGGTAATATGGCTTTATCGAATACGGGTAGACATCACAGCCTAAGTGATAGCGTTGTTATTATGGGTGTTTCAGCTGTAGAGTATGTGTGAGGTGATTATATATGAAAGGTTTTGCTTTAGATAATAACGGCGATGTAATTATCGAAAAAAATAAAATCAAAATGATTGATGGTGTGGACCTTATAAATCAGACCGTTAAAACTGTCTTAGGTACTAATAAGACAGAATGGTTTTTAAATATTGATGAAGGTATTGATTTTAATAACTTTTTAGGCAAAAAGAAAGACGAAAATATAATAAGAAACGAGATAATTCAAGGGCTGCAACAAGTTGACAGCTCTTTTGTTTTAGAAATGTTTACTTGTGATTTTGATAGTAAAAACAGAAAACTTACGATAAGCTTTACTGCAAAAAATTCTAGTGACAATGTAGTATCTGGAAGTAATGAATACTAGGAGGTGGTTATTATGCCTTTAACATCAAAAGGTTTTGAAAGACTAACTTATGATGAAATTGTGAATAAAAAAATTCAAAAAGCTAAGGAATTGTTTGGAGAAGATATAGACACCTCTGAATTAACTCCTTTGGGTAAATTTATAAGGATAAATGCTTTTGACTTAGCTGAAGCTGAGGAGGAAGCAGAGTATATTTACTACTCAATTTTTCCAAATACAGCAAGTGGTGTAAGTCTTGATAGGTTATGTACTTTTGTAGGAATATCACGAAATCCTGCTACATCAGCTATCTACAATGTAAAGGTAAATGGCACAGACGGTTACATAGTACCTGTCGGCTTTCTTGTAGGTACTACATCAGGTATAAACTTCTACAATACTGCCGATGTAGAGATTGTTAATGGTGAATGTACAATAAATGTATGGTGCACTCAAACTGGTACATCAGGCAATGTAGAGATAGAAACAATTAACAAAGTAGTTAATCCAGTCGCTGATATAATCGGGGTACAAGGAATAGAGCTTGTAAGTTTAGGCACAGATGATGAAACAGATTACGAACTAAGGAAAAGATTTGAATTGGCACGAGAAGGAGCTGGAGCTTGTACGGAATCTGCAATAAAGTCAGCACTAATGAGAGTGCCAACAGTAACAAGCGCTGGTGTAATCATTAATGATACAACAGAAACTGACAACGATGGTAGACCAGCCTTTTCATTTGAGTGTTTTGTAAATGGTGGAGAAAATTATCATGCTGAAATTGCAGAAACAATCTACAATAAAAAGCCTATAGGAATAAAAACTTTTGGAGATACAACAGAAACTGTTATTGATGACGGTGGATATAAGCACATTATAAATTTTAGTCACACAAAAAAGATTGCAGTTAATGTATTAGTTAAAATAAGAGTAGACCCGTCGTATGAAGGTAGTATCGGAACAGAAGATATAGAAAACAATTTAACAGCATACATAAACGGATTAGGTGTAGGTGAAAGTGTAATTTTAACATCTTTATATGGCAAAATACACGCTGTAGTTGGTGTTGATGAAGTTACGGAATTGAAATTGGCGAAAGTTGGAGAAAGTTTTAGTTCTAAAAATATTACAGCAAAAGAATGGGAAGTTGTAAGTTGTAACAGTGTAACAGTCGAGGTGGTAGGCTAATGATTGATTTTAATAATGATAACTTGGTTAAAAATCTACCCGATGCCTTTGAAAAAAGTAAAGGTAGTAATAATTATAAAATTCTTGAAATTAGTAGACTATCTATCGAAAAACATCTGGAAGATTTGTATGAAATTTATGAAATATTAGATTTGGATAATGCAAAAGGAAAAACTTTAGATAGATATGGTGACAGAGTGGGACAAGCTCGAGGGCTAGCTAGTGATGAGCAATACTTGCTTATGATAAAAGCTAAAGCAATGCGTATACTAAGCAATGGCTCATATCCTAGCACATTAAGAAGCCTGTGCTTGACATTTGGTTGTTCTGCTGAAAAAGTACATATCGAAGAAACAGATAATCCTTGTCAAATCAAAATGATAACTCTACCACTCGATATACTAAATACTTCAGGCATGACAGTTAAACAAGTTACACAGATTATAAAAACACTTTTGCCTATATGTATAAGAATGGATAGTCTATCTTTGGAAGGCACTTTTGAATTTGCTGACAGCGAAAATGATTATAGTAAAACTAAAGGATTTTGTGATGTTGAAGGTGGAAATGATGGTGGTTATCTAGGATATTTAAGTAGTGATGAGAATGAACCAATTTTACCAATTTAGGAGGTGCAAAAATGGCATTAGACTTTAATAATAAAATTCCGGAATGGAAAAATGAAGGTATAGAGCCGACAGATGAATTAAAAGAGAAAGGGTTTACAGGTGGATATAAGCCACCAGCGACAGTTTTTAACTGGTTTTGGAACAAGGTACAAAAGTGTATAACGGAATTACAGACAAAATTAAAATCTCACGTTGATAGCACAAGTAATCCCCATAAAGTTACTAAATCACAGATTGGTTTAGGAAATGTAAACAATACAAGTGACTTAAATAAGCCTATTTCAAACGCTGTAAAAAATGAATTAGACATTATAAACAAGAGCTTAGGCAAGGTTACAACGCCTAGTTATACAGACAACACAGGCAAGAAATATGCTGATATAGACGGCATGCACATTAGGACCGACAATTCTATAATTGTTAAGGGCGGTATTAACTTTGTGGAGACTGACCCTTGCCAAAGTGGTAGCAACTTAACAGAAGATGATATATCTGCAGACACTACTATAGCTAGAGTGTTAGCTAATGGTAGAGCTGAATTTCCTGATTTGCACGCAGACAAACTAACAGGAGGTACTATATATGTTGTAGACAGCTTAAAAACTAAAACTGGGGACATTGAACTTAGTGGGTATGATAAAGCACTGCATTTTAATGAAGCAACAGGTGCTATAACAATAGATGGTAGTGCCGGCACAGATGATAACAGCAGAAAGTTAATCGTAGGTGCGTACAGCAACAATGTTACAGGAAAGCTAGTTCCTGTAGAGCCTGATGCAGGCATTGTTGCTAGAATAGATAAGAACGGCAGTAACTATGTTGATTTATACGGGGAACAAGTAGTATGCAGAGGGGAAAATGCAAGAATTAAGGTGCCTAAATTAACAGCTACTACAATTAATGCAAGCACTATAAAAGCCGATGCAGAACTTAAAATCGGTAGCGATTCTGTTGTTGACTTGTTGAATAACAAAGCTGATGTGGGACATACCCACAGCACAATAACAGGCACGCTTTCTATTGCCAGCGGCGGAACAGGAGCTACAACAGCAAGACAAGCTAGGATTAATTTAGGGCTAGGGGGTGCTGCTGTTAAAGATGTTACAACTTCTGTAACAGCAGGCATTACTGACCTTGTAACAAGCGAGGCAGTATATACAGCATTAAGTCACAAGTCTGACAATAGCCATACTCATAATGTTAGCGACATAATCAATCTTGGTACAGCAGCAACAAAGGGTGTTGTGACTTCTCCAAAAATTGGAGATACAAATCTTGTTACAAGTGGTGGAGTATATACGGCACTTGCGGGCAAAGCTAACACTAGCCATACGCACAGTATAAGCAACATTACTACAAATGGTACTGATTATGTATTTATGAACAAAACAGAACAAGAGAAGTTGACTAATTTATCTAAGTATTGTTATGTTGTTGCTGCAAGGGACAGCGACAATAAGCATTATGCAGATGTGGTGTGTAGTTCTACAGATGCAGATGATACAGCAAAGTTACAAAACTTAATCAATGCTGCACCAATAGGCAGTATAATACATCTTATAGCTGGTACTTATTACGTAACAGCACCGTTAGTGCTTGAAAAACCTGTAACAATAGAGGGGTCTGGTGGAGCGACACAGCTTATAAATACAACTGGTGGCTATATTTTTTCTATTAAACATAATTATGTACGAATTAAAGATATGCAGCTTAAACGAAATTCTACCGCTCTTAAAGTATCAAGTAGTTATCCTTTGATAGAGTTTTATTCTATCAAGAGCCAAATTATATCTGATGTTGAAATTTCAAGCTGTTTATTTGACTTAAATGATATGACTGCTTGCATAGGTGTTGACGGAAAGGCAAGCGGCGTGATAACGGTTGATAATCCTAACAGTTTAACAGATATGACTCAAATAAGAATTAAAGATAATACTTTTTGGGGTAGTACATACACAGGTAGACACATAGATTTTACAAGGATTAAAGGTAATATGAGCATTGTGGTTGGTGGCAACATTGGAGCAACGAAAATTAATATCACCGTGCAAAACAAAGGGCAGGCTGTATATAATTATGGGCAAGATAGTAACATTACTTATACCACAACAAATACAGCTTCTGTTGTAAATAGTTATGACAGTGCGAGTGATGATAGTAACGATGAAGTGAAGGAGGTAGAGTAAAATGGAAAAGATTTTTAATATTACATCTGTTGTTGTGGGAGTAGGCGGTGGCTTACTCTCTTTTATTTTTGGTGGCTTAGATGTACTTATTTATGCACTTTTGGGATTAACAATTATTGATTTTATAACTGGAATTATAAAGGCTGTTTATACAAAAACTCTTTCAAGTGAAATATGTTTCAAAGGTGTATTGAAGAAAATAACTATTTATTT